GATTAAGCCCGGTGCGGACATTAGGTTACATTCTACGACTTCAGCGTCGGCACATGTGTCAATCGCAATCTTCATTGAGTTGAAAGTGTAGCTTCCTATTTCAGTAGCGTTGACACCGGAAGATCCATTTGGTCCCCAAATAGTGTTTCGGAAAGGGTCGGCTTCAGTAAGGTCTAGTCCATCGTTTCCGCCGATTAGTGGAAGTGTAAAGGAATCAAAACCTGCTTGAAGAACTGAATTCCATGTATTGGTTCCAGTAATTGCTAAAGAGTTACCGAACCCACGAGAGCCGCTATAATAATATACATCAGTCGATGATGTCATTCCTGCGGCTGGTGTCAGGGGTGAGGTTGCCGCAGCCGAACCAGTATATCGCGTCAAATCTTCCAGCGTAAAGTGGGAGGCATATTCTTGAGCCGCGACGGAATCCGGGTCGCCAGTAGAGTCAAGTTGATATGGTCCAATGCCAAGAACTAAATCCTTGTAAGATGGCTCAAATCGTGTGCTTGTTCCCAGTGTGGTATCAATTCCAAAAAATGCATCCTTCGGGCTTGATAGATTTCCTTCAACCGAACTGGCCCGCATAGGAAATTTAGGAAATTCAAAACTGGCTGAAGGAATCCCATATGTATGGACTTGCTCGGTGACATTAGCGAGCGATTCGCCGCCGACCAGGGAGCTTCCTGTTACAAATATATTTGTGGCTAGAGTGTCTGTTCCTATATCGCAGATATCTCCGCCACCGCCAGCACTTGAAGAAACGACTGTAAATCCTTTCCATCTCACCGGACCTTCAAAACCAAATGGAAGGTAGGCTTCATTAGTTGCCGCATTTTCAACATCGCTATTCATCACCATATAGATGTATTTAGACATATTGGGATAATTTCCGTATTCTCGATATCGTCGATCAGTATAACTCCAATCAACATACATATCACCAATTTGTTTAGCGACATAATTTGGAGAAGCCGGATTTAGATCGCAGTTGGCATATGATTCCACAACCTGCTTGGCATTATCACTATCCGCTGCCATTCTAATTTGAACCGTAAAAGTTCCATAAGGAACCAAGGGGTCTGATGAAGATTTCACATCGGTAATTGAAATCTTAAAGTTCTTTTGTTCCCATTCGCCAGCGTCCAATGTTCTAAATTGAAAAAGGTTTTGAACATTGAAGCTTCCTGAAAGACCACCGAGGTCTTGTGAGAAAACCCAAGGCGAGTTTGCTTTAGTAGCTTCTCGTCTTTGATCGTTTTGTTGGTTGGTAAAAGAGCCTGAAGTCAAAGGCAACAAAACACCAATTGGATTGGTTCCTATGCTCTCCTCTCTTACAGTTCTCTCGAAAGTCTCTCCAAGCCAGTAAGTCTTGGAAGTCTTGGTGGTTTCGTTTATATCTGCATTGGTTAGCGTAGGGTTGGTATTGAAAACCTTTCTAATATAATTTTTAGAAGTGGTGGAAAAATTGAAAGATAATGTCTCGCTCACGTCGCCATTGGCAGCGAGCACTTCCATTTGCCATCCAGTGTTTGCGCCTTGAATAAAACCGCAGGTTCCCGAAATCTGGGAAGCAGGGGTTGAAGGGTCAGTCCCTTTGAGTTTCAATGAGCCAGTTTCAGCGTAGAAGATCGCGCCCAATGATCCAGTATCAAGAGAGCCAGTAGCCCCAACCGCATCTGGGTCAGCAACCACAAAAAGCCCCCAAGCACCACCAGTGCGGGCGTTGGAAATTTCACCGGCTCTCCAGCCAGCAAATCCGGTCGCTGTTTTATCAGGATGCTCTTTACCTAAAAGGCGAACAAACGTAACAGGAGAACTATTGCGTAAAAATGCTTGAGTCGCGTAAGCTCCATAAGTAGGGGCAAGTCCAGCGCCGCCGTTTCTCCAAACATCAGTGCCATCGCCACCGGGCTTTGGGTTTCCAAAAATTTCTACAAATTCAGAAAATGAATCTACTTGAACCGGACGAAGACCTGGACCTCTTTGTGATCGACCGATGATGACAGGTCCAATTGGTCCGGGTAGTGCAGGAAGTTGCGAATTATCTATTTCCGCCATTTGTACTCCGGGGCTTACAAATTTAAATTTATTTACTGGCATTTAATTTTTTCTCCTTAAGAAAACTCGATCTTATTACAAGTCTCTAATAAATAGTATGCAGGGACACCAAATGCAAAAGGAATTACTATGGACGATATTTTCCTGGTTGTCCTTCTATTGGACGATAGTGAGGTTTATCCCCAAAGATCGTTCTTTCGCGTGGCGTTCGCAACTCAACCGCATTCTGACGAATAACTTTAGAAGGTTGCGGATCATTTTTGCCCTGTCCTATTAGATAACCAAGAGCTTGAATCTGAATGGTGGTGGCAAAGTTGCGACGGTCTTCGCCCATATCACTCACATTATTTTGCTGACCGAAGTCTTGCTGAATAAAACACTCATACCGATGTTCGCCACGATGGGCAAAAAACTGATTCACTCCATAAGTCTTTGTAACAAATGGTTGTACCAATTCATTCATTTGTTGTTGATACTCTGTCTGAATAGTAATGGCATAAGTGATATCTACATACACAGGCATTGGCACCGATATCTGTTCATAAACTATTTTTTTATTTTTATTTTTACTGGGAAAATTTATTTGTCCCCCGGTGGGCTTTACTACGCCACCCACACCATATTGTCGTGCGCTATCGGCGTTAAGAAAATTAGCCGTTTTATTGGGCTGAATGGTACGAGCGATTGTAATGGAGCCTCCCTTATAATCCTGTACTGGTGGTATGTTTCCAAAATAAGATCCTTTTTTATTCAAATCTTTATTTACCGCCGTTCGTTCAATCGTAATAACGGGGTAATTAACAATACCAGATCTGGTTCGTATTTGATTGGACCGCTGCCCTGATCGTTCCCCCGCAACCCAGATACACGAAACCTTTTGCCAGCCTTCGTTGGTGGAGCAAAATAGATCCATAGTTTCATTAAGCCAATCATAAAGGGCAAAATCTATAGTTTCAAAAGTTGAAGCCTTGTAGGGCAGCAACGGGTTTAGAGTTTCTATAGTCATTATTCAGTATTAAAAACTCCTGATCGTGCTTGAATACATTTGGCTGCTACTTCCATCTTATATGGTATTTGACCGAAGATGGCTCTTGGTTGTGTTAGGTTAACAATCTCATAAAGAATTTGTCCGTAAAGCACAAAGTCGCCCTCTTGAACATTTACATCTTGATCCTCCGTCAATCTTCGTTTATGGAAATGAATAGTTATACTAGAGGTTCTGTCGATACCATCTTTGAGAGTGGTTGTTTCAGAACCCTCCCAGTCAATCAATGCCATAACTCTAATGGGAGGAAGGAAAGTCTTTTTAATTGCTTCCTCGTATAAGGGGTGAAAGTTTGTATGCTCCATGCTGATCGGATAATAGATTATAGTTTGACCAATGACCCGTTCAATGAGTTCATCGTTGACTTGCTTAACTAAATCTCTTTCAGGTCGTCCAAGAAACAGCGGTGGTGGTGGTGCATCGGGGCGTGACCATTTGTTGTCTTCATCAGCCATTTATCTATCCTGTATAAATCCCCATTGGGACATGGGTCTGTACTGCTTCTGCGTCCGCAGCCATTTCAGCATCGCCTTTGATCAAGGCACCATAAGTCAATTTTTCTAGTTGAGCTTTTAGTTCTTCTTTGAGTGCTTGCTGCTCTTCTTTCGCTTGAGACAAAAGCTCCGAAGCATTTAGAGTTATATCGTTGCCTGGAATTGGGATGGTTGCAAATTTACCTCTTATTTGACCAAGCATTTCTTTTGCTATAGCAAGGGCATATTTTCTAATCCATTGTTTACCTATACTATTGATATTGTTGTAAGGCAAGTTGGCAAACGGAAGTGTGTTCATGTTATTAATGCCGTCCACACCAACTTTGGAGGAAGGGTCTTCCGTCCAAGTATCTTGCGGGATACTAAAGTTAAACCACATTCGTCGCGGATAGCTTACGCAAGGAGGTGGATATATTTTTAAATAATTATCTCGTATTTCATAAGAATAGTGACTTCCGCGTGTATAAAGATTTGTTTCAAATTGTTGTGCTTGTAATTTGTTCTGCCACGCAGGAACGATTTCAAAAGTGGAGTCGTCGGCATACATTCCATAAGAACTTAAATTTCCATAAACTCCACCACCAATATTCATGTATCCAAAGAATCGCCACATCGCAGCGGGTGATTTATAATATACACGCTCAATTCTTACTTTCTTATTTTGAACTAGATCTTCCCATACACTCCCCGACTGTGATGCCGAAACAATTGACTGAAGATTATAATCCTGAACTCCTCCTGTCAGTGCGAAAGACGCAGAATACATGCGAATATTATCACCGAACCCCGCAGATTGAGCCAAACCACTTCCGATACGTTCCGAATAAGCAAAGTCAAATTTAGGAAACTTCAAAGCGACAGACGAGCCACTAAGGCTTGATGAAAGTGAACCCGCCTTCAATTCTCCGTCTTGATCAAAAGTTCCTGTCGTTGCGCCCAAGAAATCAGATAAAACATTTTCAGCTTGATGAGAATTGATTATAGAAGAATATTCTAGAACTCCCAGCTCGTAGGAGGTATAGACATTCCCTTCCATAAGCTCGATATCAAGAACATCTCCCCCCAACATTTTATAAGTAAACGCAACCTGATCTACGGCACCTGATATGAAATCATTATTATCTAAATACACTCCATAAGGTAGGTTTGCGCTTGTCACGTTTGCAGCAGTACCAGTAACCGGCAAGATAACCTTGCTCATTTGACTTTTGGGGGTTAGTATTGGAAGGGCCATAAACTATATATCTCCTGTATCTAAATAGTAATTTGTTAATAGAAAACAAAAAGAAATGCTCCCACCTCTCAAAAAGAAAGGGGGAGCATTTCAAAGTTTAAGATTATCTCCTAACTAATCAAATATTAGCCAAAGAGATTTTCCACGACGACAAGACCATACATATCTGGTCGGACCATAGCCTTTCCGTAACGAGTCATTACGCCCTTTCGTGGCGTAAAGTTCTCTGGATCGAAAATGGTTGGGGTGGTCTGTAGAGGCACATAAGGCGCATATACATATCCACTCTCAAGGAATCCGCTTCCTTTGCGACCAACAAGCAAGAGATTGCGTGGGAAGTATGGGTCAACATACACATCCCACTTCTTGCTAATCGAGCCCGTCTTCACAGCACCAGCAGTTCCGCGATTTTCATCTGCGGTTGTGCTAGCACGGAAACCATTTGTAAACTCCAGAAGGTTCGCAACTTCAGGAGAAGTAACAATAAAGTTAGCTCCACCGCGAAGCGTCTTACGATGAATCTGAGCAGAAACGTCATTGACAGTCTCAAGCAAAGTCTCATACCATTCTGAAACAGTTCCAGTGAAAGTGGGCGGCGTGGCAAGCGCAGCACCAGTTATCCTATCCACAAAAACTCCTGGTCGTCTGGACCAGTGGAAAGTAGAAGCAGTCGCACCTTTGATAAGGTCTTCAAGGATTTCTTGATCAATTTCAAGAGCAATCGCTTCCGACAAAATCGAGGTAAGCTCAACTTCAGCATCCAAATTGTGATAAGCATTGATGTCCTGCTGTAGTTCTGGTGTCCATTTAGCACGAAGCTTTTTGGTCATCGCGGTAATAGAAATACTATCCACCTTGATGTCGATTTCAGCAATCGCAGAACCAGAATTTGCCAGTCCGCAAATATCGCCGCCACCATCACCAACGGTGCCAAGAGCTTCCAGATCCCAAATAGGCGCACCAACAATGGCTCCGGGTGGGCCAGCGTTAGTGAAATTGTCAGCAATAACAAAACTAGCTGAAATACTTGCAGCAAGTGCGTCCGAAGCCACCGCCGCAGTCGAACCTGAAACAACTACCAAGAGGTTAACCGGCGCGGCTCCTTTTGGATCAGTATAATCAGGTTGTGTCAAGCGACGGATTTGTAATTCGCCTGCTTTATTGATACCATTAATACGGGCACCAGTTCCGAGGCTTCCGCCCGAACCACTGAGCAAGCAGATTGAAACATCATCTTGAATATTAAACTGTGTAAGGTCAGCTACGGCAATTTGACCAACTGCCACCGCTGCGCTTCCAGCCTCGCCGAGAGCACCAAGATCAGGATCAAACCGAATAAGACGATCTAGTTCAGTCAGTCCGCGACCAGCCGACCAAACTCCGGCAGTTCCAGCGGATCTGCTTGCGATTAGGGTCGGAGCCTCAGACAAAGCAACTGAGCTAGTCGTTGCAGCATATCCATTGGATAGATTATAAAATCCTTGTTCGTCCGCATTTGTCAAAGGTGGACCTGCTCCAAGAGTTACGCCATGGGTAATACCAGACCCAGTAACACCACCACCATAGATAGAGCTACATGCGTCATCTCCAAGCTTATCATTTCCTGTGGTAAAGTCGAGGAAGAAGATAAGACCACTCGGCAAGCTCATTGGCTGAACCGAGACAAGCTCATTCGCTACCAGTCCGCCGAATACACGACGAACGATTGGAAATGCAACTGCTGCAAATCCTTCAACATCACCACTAGCCATTGTGGAAGCTTCACGAAGAAGTTCCTTGGCTTGATTTTCTAGAAGACATGCCATACTGTTTTTGTTATGTTCGCCTTCAATTCCTTCTAAAAGTCCAGTGTTCTCCCATTTTGACAAGAGAGCATTGGCTTCACGCGAAAGATCACGATTAATGATTCCTTCGGTTAGTTTTTCAATAATACTCATTATTTTTTTCTCCTTAAATAATACCCGCAAGTCGCCTTAGTCTATCGACTTGATTTTGACTAGCGGGGTGTTTTTCTTTATTTGATTTCAATATAAGCGGATTGTTTTTATTCACTGCTTCATTCAATGTCTTCGGAACAGTCTTGCTCTTGGACGAAAGATTTTCATTCAGTGTATCATAAACAATCTTGGCTTCTTCTACTGAACCAACCTTTGAAATTGCTTCGACAAGTTTTTCTTTTTGTCGCTCATTCAAGGAGTCGCTTTTCAGGATGCGATTCGTGTAGATTAGTTTTGCGTTAGAAAAATTAACTTCTTCTAACTTCTTTGTTGCCTTTAGTGCAATACTCTTAAGATTATCAAAATCTTTTTTCTGCTTATT